CAGCTGGAACTTACACAACAGGTTCAGCAATGACTACAGCAGCTGCTGAAGCATTAGGTGACGCAGACGGAAACGCTTTCGCTGAAATGGCATTCTCAATCGAGAAATCGACTGTTACTGCTAAATCAAGAGCGTTGAAAGCTGAGTACACAATGGAACTTGCTCAAGACTTAAAAGCAATCCATGGTTTAGACGCTGAAACTGAACTTGCAAATATCTTATCTGCTGAAATCCTTGCGGAAATCAACAGAGAAGTTGTAAGAACAGTTTACACAAACGCAGAGAAAGGTGCTGCTACAAACACAACTACAGCAGGTATCTTTGATTTAGATACAGACTCAAACGGAAGATGGTCTGTTGAAAGATTCAAAGGACTTATGTTCCAACTTGAAAGAGATGCGAACAGAATTGCACAAAGAACAAGAAGAGGAAAAGGTAACATGATTATCTGTTCAGCTGATGTTGCTAGTGCGCTTCAAATGGCTGGTGTTTTAGATTACACACCTGCTCTTAACAACAATTTGAATGTTGATGACACAGGCAATACTTTTGCTGGTGTTCTTAACGGCAGATTCAAAGTATACATTGACCCGTATAGTGCAAACAGCTCAGCAACACAATACTATGTTGTTGGTTACAAAGGTACTTCACCTTATGACGCTGGTATGTTCTATTGTCCATATGTTCCACTACAAATGGTGAGAGCAGTTGGTCAAGATACTTTCCAACCGAAAATTGGCTTCAAGACTAGATATGGTCTTATCGCTAACCCATTCGCTGAAACTGGTGCTCAATCGGGTATCGCTACAGCAGTGGACAACGCTGGTTCTGCAAACGCAAACAGATACTACCAAAGAGTTAAAGTTACTAACTTGATGTAATATTTGTTGAGTTTTCAACAGACTTAAAAGGGCGGCTCTAATCAGTCGCCCTTTTTTTTGGCCTTCCTCCGAAATGGATAAATATAAGTATGACAACAACAAATGCATACGACAGACAACCTACAAAGTTTGATTACGCCTCACCTACTCAGTTTAAGTTTCAACTTGCGAAACTGCCTAAAGTGGAGTATTTCACAACTGCTTGTAATATACCAGGGATTTCTCTCGGCACCACTCTCCAACCGACTCCGTTGGCGGACATACCACTTCCAGGTGACACCTTGTCTTTTGGTGATTTAGAGATTACATTTCTAGTAGATGAAAATTTAGAAAACTATAGAGAGATACATGGTTGGATGTATGGTATTGGATTTCCAAAAGCAAGAACACAATTTGCTGAATTGGTAAGTGCAAATAAAGATAGATTTCCTACAAGTGGTAAAGATAGTTTAGTTACAGACGCAGGTAAGGTAAAATATGGTGCAACACCATTAGGACCTATCTTTTCAGACGCAACACTAAATGTTTTGTCAAGTAAAAATAACACAAATATAGAAGTAAGATTTAATGATGTTTTTCCAACAACATTGTCTGGACTAAACTTTAACCAACAGGCTGATGATGTTAATTATCTATCGGCAACTGTTTCATTTAAATACAAAATATATGAATTTGCTTTAAAAAGTGCAAGTAATACAACGAATACAGTCACCTAAGGCTTTACATTTATATAATATTATGATAGGATACCTTTATTATGGATTTAGAAAAACTACAAGAACAAGCTGATTTGGATTTAAAAATAAACGATACTGAACTTGATTTAGAATCGCTTAAAACTCCACAGTTACACAACAAATATTTAAAACACTTAACTAAGTTTAAGTTAATGCTTAGTCGAGCTGAGGGTGATTTATATAATACCAAAAGGAAACTTTGGGAATATTATACTGGCAAAGCAGACGCTTCAGTATATGCACAGAGACCTTTTAACTTCAAACTATTAAGAGCTGATGTCGACCAATATATTCTTTCAGATGAAGAGTATATTAAAGCAAAACAAAAAGTAGATTACTTAAATGCTTGTGTTGATTTCTTAGATAGAACAATTAGACAAATCACTAATAGAACTTTTACAATCAAAAATGCGATTGATTGGCGTAGATTTACTAGTGGTGCTGTGTAATGAAACACGATAAATTATTTTCAACACATGTTTATCTTTTTGACAAAGTAATAGATGATAATAGTTTATTACAAATAAGAAAAGATATCACTTCATCATATAATCAAACTACAAAAAATTGGCAAAGTAAAGCTAATTTACACAGAAATGTATTATATGATAAACTTACTCATAAGGTGGTAGAAAATACAAAAAAAGTTTTTGATAGTTTACATTTCGAGTATCATGGTTTTAATATTACTGATATGTGGTCAAATGTTTTAAAACCAGGCGAAACACATAGACCTCACACACACTCTAATAATATTTTAAGTGGTGTTTTTTATGTAGAGGCCGAACAAACATCTGGTATTATCTTTACAGACCCTAGACCACAAGCTGGTGTTATACAACCACATGTAACAAAACAAGTTATAGATAATGCAAATAAAATTAAATATGATTCAGCAACCAATAGAATGATATTATTCCCATCTTGGTTACAACACTATGTACCAATCAATGAAAAAAAGTCTAATAGAATTAGTATTGCCTTTAATATAATGTTAAAAGGTAAAGTTGGTTCTTCCGAAGAATATCAATCAGCAGAGTTTTAATATGAAGATATCAGATTATATTCACACATACAATCAAGTTATCTCTAATGACTTGGCAAATAATGTAATAACTCATTATCATACAAATGGTAAATGGAATCAATCATCATTTTCTACTAATACAGATATATCTCCTAAAACTAATACTAGAGTTGATATGAAAGAATATTGGATTAATAAACAAGATAAGTTTTACGAAGAATTAAAAACTGGATTTAGAGGTATGGTTGATGATTATATTAAAACACATACTAAAATAGTACCACAAAGTTTTACACCATTTAGAATGAATCATTATGCTGAAGGTGGTTTTATGCAAAATCATATAGACAATATACACCATTCACATGGTCAACAGTATGGTTATCCACATGTAACAGCATTAATATTTTTACAAACTGCTGAAGAGGGTGGAGAAATTGTATTCTGTGACGGCGAATATATACCAGAACAAACAAAGGCTTCAGGTGTTGTTTTTCCTAGTAATTTTATGTATTCACATGAAGTTAAAAAAGTAATTAAAGGTAATAGGTATTCACTTATGACATGGATTTTATAAATGAGTTTAACAAGATATTTAATTATAGATAAAAAAGATGATGTCTATTTAAAGATTGAAGCTGATGAGGACATAAGAAGAGAACTTGGCCAATTCTTTACCTTTGAGGTACCTGGTTTTAAGTTTATGCCTCAGTTTAGAAACAGAGTATGGGACGGAAAGATTAGATTGTTCTCATATCAAACAGGTCAAATTTATGTTGGTCTATACCCCTATATATTAAAATGGTGTGAAGATAACAAGGTTCATGTTGTTGACGGCACTAAAATACAAGATACAAAAGTTGACGAAGCAAAGGTAGATAAGTTTATTGAAGCTTTAAAAATACCTTTTACTGTTCGTGACTATCAAAAGGAGGCATTTATATATGCAGTTAGAAAAAATAGAACTTTATTACTTTCACCCACAGCTAGTGGAAAATCTCTTATTGTCTATCTTCTTGTTAGGTTTAACATTCTTCGGTTAAAAGAAGACAAGAAAAAAATATTAATTATTGTACCAACTACATCTTTGGTTGAACAACTGTTTAAAGACTTCAAAGATTATGGTTGGTCGCCTGAAAAATATGTACATAGGATTTATCAAGGTCATTCTAAAGAAACAAATAAACCTGTAATCATATCTACATGGCAATCTATCTATACACAACCTAAAAAATACTTTAAAGATATCCGTATGATAGTAGGTGATGAAGCACATTTATTCAAGGCTGTTTCACTAACTAAGATATTGACAAAACTAGAAAAATGCCCATATAGAATAGGACTAACTGGTACTTTAGATGGTACACAAACACACAAGTTGGTGTTAGAAGGACTTTTTGGTACAGTCAACAAGGTGGTTTCTACAGTAGAACTACAAGAGAAGAAACAATTAGCTGACTTAAAGATTTTCTGTCTAATATTAAAACATGGTGCGATTGAGTGTAAACATGCTAGTGGTATGAACTACCAAGAAGAAATGGATTACATAGTACAATCTGATAAAAGAAATAAATTTATACGAAACTTGGCCGCTGGTCTAAATGGTAATACACTATGTTTGTTTCAGTATGTAGAAAAACATGGTAAACAATTATATGAAGATATAAAATTAAAGGCACCTGATAAACAGGTTTTTTATGTTCACGGAGGAGTAGATACAGATGAAAGGGAAAAGATTAGAGAACTTACAGAAAAGGCTGACAATGCTATTATCGTGGCAAGCTACGGAACCTTTAGTACCGGTATTAATATTCGTAACTTACACAACATTATCTTTTCTTCTCCTAGTAAATCACGAATAAGAAATTTACAATCTATTGGTCGTGGTTTAAGATTAAAAGATAATAATGGTTCTGCTACACTATATGATATTGCAGATGACTTAACATATAATGAGAAAGAGAACTATACACTCAACCACTTTAGAGAAAGGATAAATATCTATAGTGAAGAAGATTTTGATTATGAAATACACAACATAGAATTGAACAATGAAAACAACAGTTAAAATAATAAAATTAGTTAACGGTGATGACATTGTTACCGTTCTACCTACTGGTGACAAACAGTTACCAGACAATGGTCCTTTAATCAGACTTGACAAACCATTACAAATTAAATATGTTCCTCAGATGACACCAATGGGGTTTAGAGATTACATTGCTTTGATTCGTTGGACAAATTATACAATGGATAAAGTCGTTACTATTCCTAAAGATAAAATTATGACAATTACCAACGCCTCCTTAGAGATGAGTGGTAGTTATGGTGAGATAATTAAAAACTATGATAACTTAGATAAACCTAAGAGAGATGAGAATTATCATCAAAAACAATTCTCCCCCGAAGAAAATAAAAAACTAAATGAAATCTTTGATGAGTTTGATGATGACTTGGATGACCCGACAATACATTAGGTACTTAAAGGTGTTTCTGAAAACGGACACCGTTATTATACTCAGAAAAAAAGTATTGTCAACCGTGGAATTGAATGAAATGAAAAACAATCTAGGCTTGACAATTTAGTCAACTTAGAGTATTATAGATACAAACTGAGGATATTATGGCAACAACTAAAAAGAAATCAGAGCATTATGTCAACAACAAAGAATTCTTGGCCGCTATGGTCGAGTATAAAAAGACTGTTGATAAAGCTCAAAAGGCTGGGAAGAAAAATCCTAGAGTACCCGATTATGTCGGTGAATGTTTTTTAAAAATTGCGAATCACCTATCGTACAGACCTAATTTTATCAACTATACATTTAGAGATGATATGATTAGTGATGGTATTGAGAACTGTTTACAATATTTAAATAACTTTAATCCAGAAAAGTCAAACAATCCGTTTGCTTACTTTACACAAATTATATATTATGCTTTCATAAGAAGAA